ATGGTCTGCGCGGCCGGGTCCTGTAGGGCGCCGGCGTCGATGATGCGGTTGGTACCCACGGGGAGCTTCCCTGCGGCCTGAAGCGTGGCGATAGCCAGCCTGGCCGCAGAGGAGAGGGCCGGGTCGTCCTCGACCTCGGCCCACACGCTCCCCTTGGGGGATGTCTGCTGCTTCCCCATTAGGACTCAGCGCCGCCCTCAGCCTGCTCGCGCTCCATCTCGGCTACGCGGGACTCAGCGAGCACGGCCCGCGTAGTCATGGCCGAGAGCTCGGCGGAGAGGCGGTTGATGATGTCGGCTGCGTCAATCTTGGGCTGGTTATCCATGCCCCCATCGTAGCGAATCGCCCCCACCGCTTAGCAGTGAGGGCGATTCGCATCCCAACCCAGCCCCCGAGAGGAGCACGAGATCATCCTATCAAGGACTCACTCCGTCTCGACGTGGTGCCGGGCGAACAGTGCAATGGCGACCGGAGCGAGCTGCTCCAGGGCGCGCATGACTGCCTCCGCGTTCTCCGCCGTGACGACGCCGTAGGCGACCGCCAGGGTGAAGACAGCAGCGATGACGCCGTAGGCGGCCTTACGCTGCTCCGCGGTGAAGGTGAACTTACCGGATGCGTGCTTTCCAGGCATGGTTTCCTCCTTTCGGCCTTGTGGGCCGAGGACCAGTCTAGCCGTTGAAGACCTCGACGGTGCAGGCGACCTCCTTGCGGCCGTCCCACACCGAGATCGTGGCCGGGACCTCCTCGCGGCCATCCCACACCGTGATGGTGGGGCCGGATGGGGCGGGCGTCTCGTAGATCTTCACCGAGGAGAAGCTGATCTGTCCGCCGACCGCACCGAGCGACGGGAGCCAGTTCGGTTGCTCGGTGTCAGTCAGCACGAAGTCGATGCGTCGGGACACTGACGTGCCCGCAGTGAGCGGGAAGTCATCGATCGCCGTCTGCCTGATCTTCGTCTTTCCAGCGTTGAAGTGGTTGTGCCTGATCGACAGCGAGACGGGGGAGTCGGCTGTGTAGACGACCTCGGCGCTCCAGCGCTTGCTCCCAACAGGGACCGCGGAGCCATCGTAGGGAGTCGTGGTCGCCCCATCGGGCAGGACTGCCCCGTCGCCGAGCCGAGTGCCCGCCGAGCGCCACCAGGAGCCAAGGACTGGGAGAATTGAGTCAGCCATCATCCCACCTTCCTAACCAGGACGGCGTTAGCCGGTGTGCCCGGCGGGACGGGCTGAGTCTTCTCCAGCACCCACAGGTTGCTCGGGCCAGGAGGGCCAGGAGGCCCAGGCGGACCGGCAGGGCCGGGAGAGCCAGCGCCGCCGCTCGGCTTAGCCGAAGTCCCCGAGGCCGAAGCCTCGAGCATCGCCTGAATGCCCTTGGGGGTCAGGTCGGTGGTGGTCTGCACCGAGCCGCCGTCGCTGACGGCGCCCGAGGCGGACCAGTAGCTCCAGCCCTCATCGTCCCAGGTGATGGAGTAGGTGCCTCGCCCGGGCGTCTCACGGAGAGCCACATCGGGGAGGTTCGTAACGTCAACGCCACCTGCGGCGGGCAGGACAGGAGAGACCTGAACCCAGCCCGCCGCAGGCGAGACAAAAGTGATCGATCGTGAGGCCATGGCCCCAGTCTAGGCCACCCGGCGCACCGTGACGTCGTGGACCACGAAGCCGTTGGCCGGCGCCTCGATCCAGGGCGCCCACCTCGATGGCGGACGGCGCTTCAGGTGTCTTGTCTGTATCAGCCATACAGACAGGCTACCGGGTCACCAGAGCTTGCCAGTGCCCGACTTGGAGACGTTCAGCGCGCGCTGAAGGGCGCCGATCGTGGCGGTGCCTGCCTCGCCGTCAACCCAGTCGGCGAAGTCCCAGCCGGCAGGCACGTACTCCTTGTGCCAAGCCAGCACGAGGTACTGGAAGGTCCGCCAGGTGTTCGGGCCCAGGATGCCATCGGTCTCCAGCGCTGGGGCGCCGTTCAGCGCGATCTGAGTGTCTGCGTGCACGGCGGAGTTGAGGAACGCCTGGAACCGCTCGATGGCGGGGGAGCCGTCCTCGTCGAGCACGCCGTCGATGGTGGTTCCCATGACCTGCTGAAGCCGGCCGATGGTCGCCATGCCGAAGATGCCGGAGACGCGAAGCTCACCCTGGCCGTCGGAGGCGTTCCACTTCCCGGTGTAGGGGTTCTCATCCTTCACCGGCGCAGGCGACTGAGCAGCGCCGAAGCCCGAGCCGTTGGACAGCTCGGACAGGTGCGAGTACCAGCGGCCGGGGCAGTCCGTGCTCATCCAGTCGCGGTGGCCCACGATGGGGAGCGGGCCGTGCTCGGCGCGGATCGCCCGGATCAGTCCGATCACGGTCGCCACGTCACCGTCGGTCATCTCCGGCCGGCACTCGATGCCGATGGAGCGGGGGTTGCCGCCGGGCCCGGCGTGCCACGCACGGTCGTAATCGTGGACCAGCTGGGTCACGCGGCCGGCCGAGGCGACGTAGTGAGCGCTGGAGTTGCCGTCCTCACGGCACAGGTAGTTCACCACGTTCTGGTGAGACTGCCCATCGACGCCCCAGTGGTGAATCGTGATGGAGTCCGGGTCGCCGTAGGGGCGGCCGCTGGAGTAGTTGGGGGACCACTGGACGTCGGTCACCGCAGCGTTGGTCATAGTTCCTCCTGTCAGTAGGTGATACAAGCGTATCGGTCAGTAGTGGGACCTCATTCGGTAGACGTCGCCGAACGGGTCGAGCCACAGCGACTCACCGGGCGTGCCCTCGTCGGGTGGGAACTGCCCTCCCCATGTCGCCCCTGCGAGCCTGCCCTGCGCCTCTCTGGTGGCTTGGAGTTCTTGATCGATGGCCGCCTTAGCGCCCTCGATGAGCTCTTGCGACCCAGAAATCTTCTTCGCCAGCTCATCCAGGTTGATCGCGGAGCTCACGGTCTGGATGTTCGGCTGAGACCAACCCCCGGTGCGCCCGTTGAAGGCCACGTACCGGGTCCTCAGCGCGTACTTGACTCCGGTCTGCACCTGATACTGAGTCTGCCGGATTTCCCTGCTGAAGGTACCCATCACGGCCCACCCGCTCGGTGGCTCGGTCGAGTTGGCGGGAACAAGTGAGAACTGCCACTTGTCTACCCACCACGGCGGCCGCTTGGCCTCCTCCAGGGTGCGATCATCCAGAGTGACAGATGCGACCCCGAACTGTGACGAGAGCCGAGGTTTCCAAGGCGTCGGCACCTGCGGCATCACCCACTCCAGCATGAGCACCGGAGGGTTGTGCAGGGTGTCCCAATCGCCCTCTGCGTACTCCTCCGTGATGGCGCGCACCCAGAACAGGTACCGCTCGCCTGGCACGGCATCCGCCCACGCCACGGAGTTGGCTGACGTCGAGAGGACCGCGGTCTGCGCCCAGTCCTTCAGCCCAGTCTTCTCGTAGTTAACCACTCGGGCGATGCGGACCTCGTACTCCCTGATCTTGGCGGTGAGTGGTGAGCCGTCGGCGGCGTACTTCGGGGCCGGCCAAGAGATGGTCGTCCACGTAGCCAGGCCGGTTCCCGTGTCATCCACGCGGCCCATGACGGTGATCGTGTCGGCCGCGATGATGCCTGGGCGCTGAGCCGCAGGATTCGTGGAGCGTGATCTAACTCTCTCCGACGTCGAGGTGTGGGCCGTTCCGGTCTGGTTCGCCGCGATGTACTGCGCGAGCCGGGTCTGCCCGTCCGCGATGCGGGTCCCGAAGATGGTAGAGCCAGAGCAGTGGCCGTCGGAGTAGTCGATCTGGATCGAGGTGACGCGCAGCCACTGGTCCTTGCCTGCAGCGCTCTCGACCCAGAACCAGTCCCCGACGTTGTAGTCCTGCCATGGGATCAGGCACCCAGGCTTGTCGGCCGACCAGTCGCGGACGATCTCCTCCTTGGGAGCAGAGCGCTCCAGCAGCGCCTCCTGCGCGGCGTACTCCGCTGTGTTCTGGGAGTCAACCCAGTTGGCCTCCAGCGAGAGCTCCCGGGTGTCCTTCGGGTTGAAGTTCTCGTCCGTGGGGACGTTGACCGTGTACCGCTTGCCGTCCTTCCCCAGGACGTGGATGCGAGTGGCGATGTCCGCCCACGACAGCGAGTTGGTCCCCCCGGTGGAGCGGCCGGCCGGCCAGCGCTTCGGGTGCAGCGACTCCAGCGGTTTGCGCGCGGGGGGCACGAGCAGGAGCTTGCGTCCCTCCCAGCGAGGCAGGAGAGCCCCAATCTTCTGGAACGTCTCCATGAGCTGCCACAAAGTGGAGGACCACTTGACCTCCATGCCCTTGACGTTGGGGAACTTCGCCCAGCTGTTCCCGTTGGCATCCGCGGCGGCGGCCCCCTCGTAGGAGAGACCAGCGCCCCACCCTCGGTTGCGGGCCGCCTGCCAGACCTGGATGAACAGGTCGGCCGGGATGTCCGTCGTGCTGACACCCTGACCCGGCTTGTCGTAGTCGCGGCGCAGCTTGAAGTTCTCCTCCCAGACGAGGGCCTGCTTCAGCCGGGCGCTGATGTGCACGCAGTCGATGGTGCGGGACTTCGTGCCGTCGGACAGGAGGTTCCACGTCGCCTTGCGGATGAGGAACCGGCCGCCGGCGGGCTCGAACCACGAGCGGCCGCCGTCGAGAGACGCCTCGACGGCGATCTCGTTCTCCTCCTCCAGCGCCGGGTTCGGCTCCTCGGTGTGAGTCAGGCGCAGCGTGGGCACCCCCGACACCGAGGTCGTCAGGCTGATCTTGGTCGCGTGGTGCAGCACCCCGATGCGGTCGCCGCCGTAGGCGCCGTAGGCTGCGGCGCGCAGCATCATCTTCGGAGCTCCGATGCTCATCGTCAGTACGCCCCCTTCCACCACAGGATCGCGGACCCGCCATTGACTTCGATGACACCGTCGCCGTTGTCGCGCTGCACGAGCCGGAACCCGCCCGGGGAGATCGACAGCGTAGGAACCGACCGCTGAGCGACGGGCAGGCTGTTCGGGTCCGCATCGGCGGCGCTGTTCTCCCGGCCGAGGGGCACGGATCGCACGTCCCACGCCTCAGTGTCGATGACGAGCCACTGCTGGCTCGGCACGCGGCCGACGCTCAGGATCGAGTCCCCAAGGGTGTCGCGAACCGTGACGGTCCCTCCGTCGGAGTCCGCCTTCACCGCGATGTGGGTGGCGAGGGCGTCCCTGCCAGAGACGATCGGGAAGGACTTTCTGCCGTTCGTCACTGCATCGACGCGCTCGGCGGTCTTGCGGCGCCACTCGCCAGCGACCGCCTCAAGGGTGAAGGAGACCAGCAGGTCCCCGTCGATCCCCTTAGGCTTCGCAGACACCGAGCTCGACACGCGCACCAGTGCCTCCAGCTCCTCGCCGTCGCGGCGCGTCCAGCCCATGGTGTGCAGCGACCGGGCGCCCGTGATGCGGCGCAGGGTGCGCAGACCAGCGGTCTGGTGGGTGGCGAGGATGAGCAGCTCCAGCTTCACCGTGGAGACGCCGGCCGCCATCGGGGCCAGGGCAAGCACCCCGTCGTAGCGAGGCACCTTGACGCTGGGCGAGACCATCGACCCCCACTGCGGGAGCTCGGTCTTCTCCGTGAGTCGCCAGCGCCCCGCCGGATCATCCAGCGGGACGCCATCGATTGAGTACGTGTCGTTGGGCATGGCCCCAGTCTATTAGGACAGGGCCAGGGCGATGCCCTGCGCGACGTCGTTCCTCGTCTTCCAATCCTCCTGCTTCTGCGGGTAGTTGTTCGTGATGTTGATCGTGGGAGCAACACCGCCCGGTGCCGTGGCCCCGAGCTCAACGTCGGGGTTGAATCCGCGGCTGACCTTCCAGGCCGTGCGCGCGGCTGGGTCCTCGAAACCGACCCTGATCCCGTTGGTGATGTCCCGCATTGTCCGCTCGAGCTCCGGCATGGCGCCCCGCAGACCGGTCTGAAGACCGTCCATGATCCACCCACCGGCGGGGACCAGCAGCCGGAGGTCGTAGGCGCGCGGACCCTTGTGCTCGGCGATCCAGTTACCAATTCCCCCAACCCAGTCCTGCACCTGAGTAAACGCGGACTTCAGCCCGTTCAAGAATCCGGTGATGATGTTCTTTCCCGCGTTGACGAGCCACGAGCCGGCGTTGGAGAACATGTTGATGATGTTCTGTGGCAGGTTTCGGAACCAGTCGAGCATGTTCGACCCGATCTCCTTGGCCCCGTTCCACATCCCAGTCATGGCGCTGGACACCAAGGACTTGAGCCCGTTCCACGCCGCGTTCCACACCCCGGGGATGGAGTTCCACAGGTTGGACACGAAGTTGACGATGCTCGATCCGATACTGCTGGCCGTGCTCAAGAGCCCATGCCAGGCGTTGGAGAAGAACGACGTGATGCCGTTCCAGATGGAGTTCCACACGCCGGGGATGGCGTTCCACATGCTCACCGCGAAGTTTACCGCCGCAGATCCAATGGACTTGACCGTGTTCACCAGACCGTTCCACACGTTGGAGAAAAACGTCGTGATTCCGTTCCAGATTGCCGCCCAGATCGCCGGCAGGTCATTCCACAGCTCGGTGAGGAACTTCCACGCGATCTGCGGAATACCGATCAGGACGAACAGGAGCCCCACGAGGGCGCCGTAGAGAACGGCCTTGATTGCCTCCCAGGACCAGGCCCACGCCTGGCCGAGCGCATCCCACAGCGTTCCCAGCCCGTTCATAATCATGTCGGGAATACCGGTGATGAAGTTGACCAGGCCCTCCCACATCCAGGTGAAGAACGCCGAGATGGTGTCCCAGGCCCCGGCGAGGAAGTTTGAGATCGCCTCGGGGATGCCGGCGACGAACGTCGTGACACTCTCCCACAGGCCGGAGAAGAAGCCCTTGATCCACTCCCACGCGACGTTCCAGGCGGACACAATGGCGTCCCAGGCGCCGACCAGAACCGGCCAAACAGAGTCCCAGTTGGCGATGAGCAGCACGATGGCCGCAATGATCGCCCCGATGCCGATGATGATCCAGGTGATCGGGGATGCCAGCAGGGCGCTGTTCATCACCCACTGAGCCGCGGCCGCAACGAAGATCGCAGCGGACAGGACACCCAGGGCAATGGCGATCCCCTTGATGAGCTCGGGGTTCTCCTGCGCCCAGGCGATAAACGCCTCCATCTTCGGCGTGATCCAGTCGAGCGCCTGCGCCACGCCGTCGAAGACCGTGGCGGCGAGCGGCTGGAGCGCAAGCTTGGCCTTGTTCACCGCGATCTGGAACTTCTCGGGGCCATCGGCTGTGTCCTCCTGGACGCCGAGGATGGTGTCGCCTGTGGCGCCGATGGACTCCCTAAGGGTGTTCAGGTCGAACGCACCGGACTTCAGTGCCTCGAGGAACTGGGGTGCTCCCTTGGTTCCGAAAATCTTGCCGGCCTGAGTGAGCGCTGCGGCCTCGTCGCCAGACTTGACCAGGTTGTCGATCTCCCCAATGACGCGGTTGAAGGCGTCCTTGGGCGCCTCCCCGTCCTTAGCCAGCGAGACCATGCCCTTCCCCATGGCCTGGATGGTGGCCGTTGAGTTGAGCCCCGCCTTGTCGAGGCGGCCGACCAGCGTCGCAACGTCCTCGACGTCGAAGCCGAGGTTGCCGAGGGTAGGCGCAGCCTTCGCAGATGACTCGGCCAGCGTGTTCATCGACACGCCGGTGGCCTGGCTGATACGGAACAGCTCGTCCATCACCTCGGATGTCTCCGTGGCCGGGATGGCGAAGGCTGACATGGCTGAGGAGAGCTTGTTGATGTCGAGCTTCTCCCCGAAGAGGTCACCGGCCGCGATGACCTGAGACGCCACGGTCTCCAGCTCATCGCCGGTAAGGCCCAGTCGAGTATTCAGGTCAGCAACCGTCTGCCCAGCATCCTCGAAGGTGGTCGGGACCGTCGTGGCGACCTTCTTCGCGCTGTTCTCCAGGCTCTCCAGCGCCTCGCCCGTGGCGCCCGTGCCGGTGCGGATGGTGTCCGACATCCCGTCGAACTCAGCCCCGATGTCGTACAGGGCCTTGCCCACGCCGACGGCTGCAGCGCCAAGCGCGGCCGCGATCAGGGTGGGGTTGATCGACGCCTTCAGGTTCTCCCCGAAGAGTCCGCCGAACTTCGACCCGCCGTCCGCGCCTCCTGCCCCGATGGCCTCGCCGGCGGTCTTGCCCGCTTCGGCGCCCGCACCTGCAGCGGCCGGGAGGATGATGTCGGTGATCTGTCGCTCTGCGCCCGGTGCGGCTGCGATGAGCTCGTAGTACGCGGTTGCGAGCTTAGGCCCGTCAGCCATCGATGTCCTCCGGTAGGTTCAGGATGCGTCGCATCTCGTCAATCGAGGTGCCCTCACCATATGGCGTGGCACTGTCTGTGTCCTTCTCAGGCGGGCGGATCAGGCTGGTCACCGGCATGTACTCGGGCGGGTCCACGCGCTTGTCGCCGGCGGTCTGCCAGGACAGGATGCGCAGCAGGTGCACGATGAGTGACTGCATGTGCTCGTTGGGCGACCACGATCCGCGGGCCACGGCCAGGCAGGAGCCCATCGGCGGGCTGACGAGATATGCCTTAAGGTCCTGCCAGGAGAGGCGGCCACTCCACACGTCGTCGAGTGACCGCCCCATCCCAAGCAAGTCAGACCTCACCGCGTTCTCGTAGCGGTAAGCCTCCGTCAGGAGGCCGAGGATTCCCCCACCGAGGTACCGGATGCCTCTCCCCAAGCGGTGATGATCGCCTCCAGCTGGTCACTGGACACGACGTCCGTCAGACCAGGACAGCAGTCCTCGATGATCTCGAACTGGATCGACTCGGCCTCCAGGCGGGCGAGCGCCTGAGCGTCCTCAGAGGAGTTCTCGTCCTTCAGGCGGCGAGAGACCTCAGAGAGGCGACGGCGATAAGACGCCTTGATGTGCTTCAGGAGCGGCATCGACCGGTCCTCCTTCTCGCCGGGGAGGCGGAAGATGAAGCGGTTCTCAGCCTTGTCGGCCTTGGCTCCCGGGACGAGAAAGGCGCCGGCGGCGGGCTTGGTCATTGTGTGATCCTCTCGGTTGGTGATTCAGGGTGTCAGTTCTTGACCCAGAACTCGCGGTAGAAGCAGCCGTCCACCGGGAACAGGTCGAGCTTCAGGGTGTTGGACATGATGTCCTTACCGTTCATCTCCACGTCACCGTCGATGACAGCCTGAGCGTCGTCGTAGACGATGGTGCCCTTGGCGACGTCGGTGTTCACGACGACCACGATGCCGCGGTGCGGGGGAATCTCGTTGAGCTTGCCCTTGATGGTGATGTTCTTGCCGTTCTTCTCGACGTTGGCGTCGCCGTAGACGAGCTTGTGGCCGGTGACGTTCAGGTACTCGGCGACCGGAATCTCCACGGTGGCCTCGGCGCCCTCGCGGGTGGACAGGATGACGTCGCCGCCCCACGCCTTCACCTTCGAAGTGGAGTTGGAGATGGAGCGCTTCGGGCCTGCATCCGTGAGGTAGCCGATGGCCTCCAGCGTCACCCCGGTCGGAGCGCTCGCGAGATCGACGTGAGCAGTGATCTTCTTGGCGTCCTCGGTGGTGCACACGAACACGCCGCCGATGACGGACATCGGCTTGGGTGCGATGACGTTTGAGGCATCGCTCTTGCCGTTGACGGGCATTCAGTCCTCCTTGTAGTGCGGGGTCCCCGCACCTCGGGCGGGCTTGTGTCTAGTCTACGTCGAGGCGTTCCGACTCCGTGGTGACCTCAGCCTGAACCGAGTAGCGGTGCAGGTGCGGATAGTCCGGGTGCGGGTTGTCGTAAGGCCCGCTCTGCACGCGCCCTGAGTGCCACTCCTGCCGGTCCAGTGCTACGACGGCGGCGGCGGCGGCGGCCAACCGCTGAGCCGACGGGCCATCCTTGGCGTAGCAGTGCATGAGCACCGTTGCCGTGGACGACACCATGGTCTTTGGGTAGCCGCCGGCAACGTACACGTGGATCGTGTTCCCAGCGCCCGGGTCCTTGGCCAGGATCGAGGAGACCTTGACCGGGGCGCCAACCACCTTCGCGCACTCGCTTCGGAGCGCGGCGATGAGCGCCGGAAGCGGGTCCTTAGCGAGAATCAGCTGCACCATGGTCAGCCCCCTAGAACTGCTCGTGTGAGGACGTCATCGCGCGCCTGCGCAAGGCGGCCTCGATACGTTGCTGTCTTGACGATGCCACGTGCGCGCGTGGCGTTCGGCTTCGCCTCGTACGAGAAGGGCTCGGCCGGGGCACGGTCCTGCCCGCCGCGGTCCTCATCGCCAGCATCCTTATTCGTCATCGCGTTGGCGCTGGCCGCCGCCCTCTCGCCGATGGCGTCGATCTCGGCCTGATACGACTTGCGGAGCTCGTTGAACCCGTCGTAATGGAACTCAATTCGTGCGAAGCCCATCAGCCCTCCCAGCGACGGAGGTTGAGCACCGCGGCGTCCGGGAGGAGTGCAGCACCGGTCATGATCCGAATGGGGCCTACGAGCCGGTACGACTCCCCACGCCAGTCGATGCGGGCATGCTTCGAGATCGTGGCGGCCGCGGCCGCGTCTACGTAGGCGACCTGATCCCACGACTCGCCCTCGCGATGTGAGTTGTTCTCCCCCGTGGGGCCCGCCTGCACGTCAACGCCCATGATCTGCCTGGCGTTGGCGGCGTTGTACTCGCGCCGCGGGGCACCATGGGCATCCTCGGTCTCCGTCGGCTCAGTGACGGTGAGAATCTCGGACCCGAAGAGGGTTGACCACACGCTCACAGGATGCCCTGACCGTCGATGCGGTGCCGCTCCACGGCCTCGGACCACCGCTGAGTTGTGCCGACCGTGGACGCCGTACCGAAGGTGATGGACCGGACGCCCTGGCTGATCTGCTGAACGCCCGGGGTGGAGAGCGTGGCGTAGATGCTCGCGGCCTGCTCCGCCACCGCGTCCGCGACGTCGTCGGGGACCCCGTCCGTGCCAGCGGTGTATGTGACCTCGATGGTGCCGAGCTCGGTGCCCCACCCCCCGTGCCGGCGCAGGGCGCCCGTGCGCGGCGAGTACGTCACGTGCTCCAGTGGGATGCCCCCGAGCTTCACGGAGAGTGAGGAGACACCCTTGACGGGGAGCAGCAATGTCTCTCCCGCCGGCGGGTCCAAGATCAGGGTCTTGGTCTCCTTGGTGACGCTGTGGCCCACGGCGGAGCGGAAACGCGCGCTCGCACGCTCGACGGCGTAGATCAGGTTCGGGTCCTGTTCTGACTTTCCTAGCGAGCGCGCGAGCGCGGCAATAGAGCAGAGGTGTGCGGCCATAGCCTTCAGTCTACGCGGACTTTGACCCCCTCTGCGGCCAAGATGCGGGACAGCGGCTCGGCCTGTGGACCCGAGATGCCGACGCCGCTCGGGTCACCGTAGATGGTGGCGACCCGAGGGAACGTGCCGCCGGGGATGCACACGGTGAGCGTGTTCGGGATGGCGCAGGAGGCCGCGTAGCCGCAGCGCATGAGTGCCTCCCGGACCTCAACGAGCTCGTCCACAACGTTCTCGGCGGCCATCTTGAGGCTCTCGTAGGGGAGAACCGACTCGGGGTCCTGGCCCATTCGGACCGGGTACGCCTCCTCAGTCTCGACCGTGATTCCCTGGCGGGCGATCCGGGTGGTGACGACGGCGATCGATCCATCTCTGAACATCTGGTAGCGCGTGGTCTGCATGTTGTGCCTCCTCAGGCGAACGACGGGGCTTCCGGGGTGGGGGCTACGAGTCGCTCGTCCACGTGCAGCTGACCCTCCTGGGCCGGCACCGTCACGACGGGGAACGCATCCTGAGTCGGCTCGATGGTGCTGTTCTCCGCGCCGATGCCGAGGAGGTACATCCCGGCGAGGACGGCGGCGAGGACGAGCGACACGATCGAGATGGCGGAGGCGATGCTGCGGACGAGGCTCATTGTTTGATCCCTTCGGTGGTTGGTGTTACAACACTACGGTGCCGAATGATCTGTTGTCAAGTGTGTTGCGAAGCACGAGGCCCCCGGGATCGCTATCGGGATCAACCGGGGGCCTCGGCGTCAAGGTGCGTCAGGCGATGGTCGCCACGCACACGTCCTTGCGGCGGCGGAACACGCCGATCACGCGGGACTTACCGCGCAGCAGCGACAGGCCACGGAGGGCGTAGTCGCTGTGCTGGTTGAAGACCTGAGCGACGTACTGCTCGCGCCAGTACAGCTCATACGCCTTCAGGTCACCCACAATGGCGGTGCCCTTGGCGACAGCGGTCGAGGCAATGACCTTGTGGCCCCACAGCTGGAGGTTCAGGGAGCCGAACGGGCCGGCGCCGAGGTAGCGGCCGTTCTTGTCCGCGGCAAGGTCCACGGCCTCGAGGTCCTCGGGGTTGAGGACAATCTGGGCGCCCTGAGCGGAGTCACCGAGCGCGGTCAGCGCCTTGCGCAGGGTGTTGAAGATGGCGTCGTTGCCGGTGCCGACCTTCGCCTGAGTGCGCACACCGGGAGCGCCAATGATGCCGCGCGGGCGGTCACCAGCAGCGGTACCGGAGACGATCTCGCCCTCGATCTTCTGCATGACCAGGGCCATAAGGACCTCGCCGACGAGGGTGACCATCACGGAGTCATCCGCGAGCTCCTCGTCAGTGACCGGCAGAGCCTCGCCGATGGTGGTCGTGGTGGCCGTGTCGGCGCGGGTGGCGATGGTGGCCAGCGGGAAGACGCCGCCGGCGGCGCCGGTGCCGTTGTCCGCCTTGGCCTCGGACTTGATGTCGGGGCCAGGGGTGACAGCGGTCAGGGCGCGGTAGGGGATCACCGCGGCATCAGTGGTGCCGGTGGTGATGGCGGACAGCAGCGGGCCGTACTGGGCGCGCACCTCGTCGTCAACCGGGGAGCCCAGGTGGAAAGCTGAGCCGCCGGTGGTGGCGGTGCCGCGGTGGGCGACGTCGGCCTTGCCCACCAGGTCACGGACCACGAGGTCAACCTGATCGGTGGCGCTGGAGAAACCGGCGCTGAAGCGGCTCTTGAACGCCCGCCACTCAGGAGACAGGACGAATCGCTCTCCCGCGGTCTTGCCGACAGCCTCAACGACGTCAGAGACCGCCTTGGCGGCCTTGGGTGCGCGCTCAGCGATGGCGGCCAGCTTGTCGGAGGCGGCCTTGCGGGCGGCGGCCTGGGCGTCCATCTTGGCAACGGAGTCCACGATCTCGTCAACGCGGGCGAGGTCGGCCTCGGTCAGCTCGCTCTTGGCGCGCAGCTCGCCGGCCTCCTGAAGCAGCTCCTCACGAGTGCTCATACGGTGCATTCCTTTCGGTGGTCAGAGGCCCAGGAGGGCCAGCCGGGCACGGGCGGTCCGCTGCGCGGCGTCGTCGGTCTCGGGGGAGTCCTGAGACTTCAGCTTGGCGAGAGGATTCGCGCCGCGCAGACACGGCCCGGCCTCCCACAGGTCTAGTTTAGTGAGGTGGCGGATTTCGCCCTCATCGGACTTCTCCAAGGTGTAGTCCTCGACGACTGCCGAGTATGAGAAGTCCGTGATGGCGCCGACTTCGAGGAGCTCGGCGACGGAGCGGCCGATCTCGGTGTCAAGGGCCTTCCACTCCAGTAGCAGCCCCTCGTCGGTCTCCTCGGCCTTGGTCGAGTAGCCCACGATGTCGGAGGTGCCGTGGCCGTGGCTCCACATGATCGGCACCGTGGGGCGCTCGGCGAGTGCCTCGGTGAAGGCGCCCTTGTCGGTCACCTCGCCGTCGGAGTCCACGTTGCCGAAGACGGCGACGAGAGCTGTGAAGGTGCCCGGCTCGGGCTTCTCGTCCTCGGGCTTC